AAGCTACTACTCTTTCTAAGAAGCCAATTTTAACTACTTACTTAACTCCCTTTAGTGTAGAAACAGATCCAGGCTGTGGATGTCGTCGTGATTCAAGCTTAAATCCTGTTCCGTGCTTAATGTCTCAATATGAATTCAGTTCCGATAAATTACTTATGAGTATGCCATGGTATATTCAAGATTATAAAGAAAGAACTCAAGTTATAAAAGCTCGTACCATAAGTGGACATTTTTATTTTACAGTAAGTAAGTTTGTAAAAGAAGTTCCCTATGATCCAGACATTTATTTTGGAGGTTATTGCGAAGAAACTACTATGAGTGTTAGAGCTTGGACTTCAGGATATGACTTTTTTAGTCCCTATCGTCAGTATATTTGGCATGAATACACTAGAGAAGGAAGACCTAAACATTGGGAAGATCATGGAACCAAAAGCGAAACTAATAAAACAAGTGGAGAAAGAGATACGTTTGCTCGAAGTAAAACACGTCAAATATTTGGACAAGAGGAAAATGGTATTGAGTTAGGTATTTACGGCTTAGGTACAGTTAGGACACTTCACGAGTATGAAGAGTTTGGAGGATTTGATTTTAAAAATTGCAAAATACAAGAACATACTTTAATAGTAAGAGAACCACCTAATCCTTTACCTTGGGAAGATCATTTTATAACTAAGGAGTTTAACGTTACTTGTGAATGGGATATAGACTTTTTCAAAAAACATAAGTTTAAAAATCCTGAATTCTTAACACTGGGCTTACTAACAAAGACAGATGTAGAGGTTTTTAGAAAAGATTTTAACATAGAAACAGAACCAGACTATGTTAATCTAATAGCTAATTCTTATCAAGTAACTGGTAAATCCTTAGATATACCTCAAAAATTAGTTATGTATTTATTTGATAAAAAAAAGCAGTGGAGCAAACGCTACGAAAAACAATTATAGTATGAGAATAGCATTTGTAGTCGTAGGTAATAGTAGAAGAAGCAACTACCTTAACGGATTTAATTTAAGGTATGGTGGAGGCAGTGGATCGGGTACCGATACTAGTACAATCTTAGTAGCAGAGCATTTAGCTAAGCAAGGACATGAAGTAGTGTACGCTGTTGATGAATTAGAAGAAGCACTCAATATAGAATATAAAAAAGAAGGAAAAGTAAACACACTAGGAGAACAGTTTTATGGTGTAAAATATACTAACAAAGCTTTTGACGGAATTGATAATAAAGAGTTTGATATTTTAATCAGCATGCTATGGTTTGAAGAGTACGAAGAACTACCAATAACTGTAACAAAAGCTTTAATATATTGGTCTCATATGCAGTGGATATATGGCATATCAAATTTTATAAACTATGCTAAAAAACACGATTTAGCTTTAGGATTAGTACATATATCAGAATGGGAAAAGAGTAGAAATGTAGATGCCTTTCCTCATATTAGTACAATAATTCCTAAATCAAAGCAGTTCTTAATACCCAATCCTATATTTAACGAAATGATAAGTGAGGTTTCTGCAAAAGGGGTAGTAAAAAAGAAGAATAAATTTATTTTCCACGCTTTGTGGCCAAGAGGAGGAAATATAGCAATAGAAGCAGTTAGAAATTTAGATTTAGAAGACAAGGAGTTTCACGCTTTTGATTATTTAATGGTTGTACATGGACACGAAGATAGTTTTTTTTATAATCACCAAGGAGTTGATAAAGCAACTTTGTTTAATCACTTAGCTGAAAGTGAATATTTTATATATCCACTATACACACCTTATAAAGATGTACACAAAGATACTTTTTCATGTGTTGTAGCTGAAGCTTTAGCCCTAGGAGTAATAGTAGTAACCTATCCTCTAGGTGCACTACCCGAAAATTTTAAAGATTACTGCGTATGGCTAGATCCCCCACCAGGTGCAGATTTAGAGCATATGCAAACTGAGAGCTTATCTAAAGATGAAGATGGAATATTTACGTATACTGATAATATAGTTGAAAAAATAAACTACTTAGAAGCTAATCCTAAAATAAAAGAACATTACGTAAACGCAGGTAAGCAGTATATTTTAGACATTTTTAACATTGATAAAGTAGGAAAGATGTGGGAAGATGCTATTAACGAACTAATTAATTAAAAGATATGAGAATTGCTATAATAGTAATAGGAAACACTAGAAGAAATGGCTATTTAAATGGCTATAATTTAAGATATGGAGGCGGAGGAGCTTCTGGAACCGATACAAGTTCCATTTTGATTGGTGAATACCTTTCAAAGCAAGGACATGAAGTTGTAATATGTACAGACGACTTAGATGAGCCATTAAAAATAGAGTATATAACCGCTGGTAAGGAATTTAATCCGGGATCTGAAAGTTACGGTGTAAGATACACTAACATTAATTTTGACGGTATTGAAAATAAGCAATTTGATATTCTAATTAACATGCTATGGTTTACTGGCTATAGTACATTACCAATAACTGTAACAAAAGCTTTAATATATTGGTCTCATATGCAGTGGATATATGGAATTGATGAATTAATAAACTTTGCAGAAAGTAATAATCTTTCAGTTGGAGTTGTAAACGTTTCAGATTGGCAAAAAAGAATATCACAAGGAGTAGTAGATCATTTAAAAAATAGGCATCAAAGAACAATTCAAATGACCATACCGAATCCTGTTTTTGATGAAATACTTAATGAAGTAAAATTAGAAAATCTCCAAAAGAAAAAAGGAAAGTTTATTTTTCATGCAACATGGCCAACAGGAGGTAACGTAGCATTGGATGCAGTTCGGCAGTTAGATATTGAAGGAAAAGAATTTCATGCGTTAGATTACTTTATTAGTGTGGATAACCACACAGACGACTTTTTTCATAATCATAAATCTTGTGATAGAAAAACTGTCTTTCAGCATTTAGCAGAAAGTGAATACTTTATTTACCCATTATATACTATTCATAAAATTCTAAGAAAAGATACATTTGCACTAACAGTTGCAGAAGCGATTGCTATGGATACGATTGTAATAACATATCCGTTAGGAGCTTTACCTGAAAATTATAAGGACTATTGCGTTTGGTTAGACGCACCTCCAGGTGCAGATCTAGATGAATTGCAGAAAGCAGATTTAGCAAGAGATGAAGAAGGTTTGTTTTTGTATACTAAGAATATTGTAGATAAAATAAACTATCTAGAATCTAATCCTGAAATAAAAGAAAGGTATAGAAGCGAAGGTAAAAAGTATATTCTTGAGAATTTTAATCTTAATACTGTTGGTAAGATCTGGGATAATTTTATAACTGAACTAATGACAAAATAATGAAACATATAATTGTTAGTGTATATCAAAAGGATTTACCTGAAAGTATTTCAAAGTATCAAAAAAAAGTTTTCGATTATTTTAATATACCCTTAGAACAAATAGTTTTTGAAAATAGAGGTGAAATGCATAGCTTTACTATGGATTATCTTTTAAAATCAAAAGAAGATGATAACTGGGACTACTTTACTTTTTTTGATGTTGACTGTGTACCACTAAAAGAAAATGTTATTGGTATGGCGATAGAGAAGATAGTCGACGGTAAAACTTTATATGGCAACGCTCAATCATCAAATACATACCCCAGCAATCCAGTTAAAACACCACCATTTATTGCACCAAGTTTTTTGAATATATCAAGAGAATTGTGGGAGAATTATAAAAAAAACTACCCAAGTTATACTGAAAAAGATATCTTTAAGTTCTGTCAAAAGTGTAAAAATCCAGAAGGTGAAATATCAGAATGTGATGTTGCAGAAGAGTTTACAAAAGAAAATAAAGCAATTGGACATAACATAGTATATGCATATCCAACTAAAACCTACAGCAATCCTCAATGGTCTTTTTTAGGAGGTTGGGGACATAAGCCTTTTGACTTTGGCAACTACACTGAATTTGAAAGTGGAACATTTCACAATTTCCAAATAAGATACCCAGAACATCAAGACTTTTTTATAAACTACTGTAAAAAAATACTAAATGAAGCTTAACGAATTTTTTGAAAAAGCATACTATGTTAATTTAGACAGACGTACCGATAGAAACGACCTATTTAAAGCTGAAATGGAGCGAGTAGGACTATTAAATTTCTTTGAAAGATTTTCCGCTGAAGACGGCATTGCAGAGCCTGACGCAATAAAGAAGCACCACTATTGTGCTTATTCACATTACAAGTTATTTGAGAAAATATACGAGGAAGGATATGAAAGAGTTTTAGTCTTTGAAGACGATGCTTTCTTTTACGATGAAGGACCCAAGACAGGAATGGAATTAGTTAGTGATGCACTAGACGAATTACAGAACTTTCCTGACTGGGATATGATTTATTTAGGAGGATGTCCTGTTACTCCTATTGAAAAAGTTTCTAATACATTATGTTTGGCTGACATAGTACTTAATACACACGCAATTGGATTTAAAAGATCTACAATTAAATTTGTTTTAGATAAGTATACTCCTTTTGGTGATGGATTTATTGATACCTGGTATGGTGCATATAAGACACTTACAAAATACATAGTAAATCCTATTGCAGTTCCACAAAATTCTACTCCAAGTGATTTAGACGCTCATGGACACAGAGCGAATATGGGGACTTATTTTGAATGCTTTGAGAGAAATTTAATCAAAAAAGATGGAGAGTAAAGACAAAATTATACCGCTTACAGATAACTATATAACTTGTCAATTACGAGGTAGGACAGGTAATATGATGTTTGAGTTAGCACATGGATACGCTAAAGCATTGAAGTATAATAGACAGTTTATAGCTCCTATTGAAAATACTGAAGAAGCTCTTAAAAATACTTTGTTTAGAAAGTTAGATTTTCATAGGTTAGATATTTCTGATAGTACAATTATACGCGCTCCTTTTAATTACGTTGAATTAGAACCTCACAACAACACCCCTACTATATTTAATGGTTATTACCAGTCTGAAAAGTATTTCGAAGGATTTACCGAAGCAATTAGAAGCCTATACCATCCACCTCCCGAGTTTATTGAAAAAGCAATTACAGAATATCCTTTTCTAAGTACTTCAACAGTAGCTGCAATAAATGTAAGAAGAGGAGATTATTTAACACAACCATCTTATCATCCTGTAGTTGATTTAACCTATATATATGAAGCATATAAACAATTACCTCCTCATGATATTTTATTAATAATGAGTGATGATATAGAATGGTGTAAAGAAAATATTAAACTACCCAATATGGTATTTAATGATAATACTAAATTTTGGAATCAAGAAGGAATTTGGCTACTTTCTTTATGTGATCACTTTATAATATCTAATTCTACATTCAGCTGGTGGGGTGCGTGGTTATCTAATTCTAAAAACAAAGTAGTAATAGCCCCAGACACTTGGTTTGGTCCTGATATAACAGAAAATGTGGAAGACTTATATTGTTCCAATTGGATTAAAGTACCTACTGTTTATGATAACGGAAATATTACAGTTAAAAAATTAAACACAAACGTGTATTATGATTACTTAATAGTTGGAGCGGGATTATATGGAGCAATATGTGCAAGAGAGTTAACTGATGCTGGTTATAAAGTCTTAGTAATAGATCAGCGAAAACATATTGGTGGTAATTGCTATACGGAAAATAGAGATGATATAAATTTACACATATATGGTCCTCATATTTTTCATACTTCAAATGAAGAGGTTTGGAAATGGATAAACCAATATACAGAATTTAATAGCTTTCGATATAGTCCAGTTGCAAATTATAAAAATGAAGCTTATTCTCTACCATTTAGTATGTGGACTTTTTCTAAGTTGTGGAATATTACACTTCCTGCCGAAGCTGAGAGCATAATAAAAGAGCAAAGTAGTAAAGTAGACATACCAACTAATTTAGAAGAGCAAGCTATTAAGCTAGTAGGTACAGATGTATATGAAAAATTAATTAAAGGGTATACAGCTAAGCAATGGAGAAAAGATCCCAAACTATTACCTAAAGAAATAATTCAACGTCTACCAGTTAGACTTACATACGATAGTAATTATTTCAACGATAAATACCAAGGTATTCCTACTAAGGGATACACTGAAATATTTGAAAAATTACTAAAAGGAATTGAAGTAAGATTAGATTGTAACTTTTTTACTAGTGAATTAGATTTTGAATATAAGAAGTTAATTTATACAGGACCTATTGATACTTTTTATAGATATCAATTTGGAGATTTAGAGTATAAGACAACACGCTTTGAACATAAACATCATGATTTAGAAAACCTACAAGGAGTAGCAGTTGTTAACTATACTGATGAGAATGTAGAACATACACGTACAATTGAACATAAACATTTTGAGTTTGGAAAACAACCTACAACCTGGGTTACTACAGAATATCCAACAGAGTACATACCTGAAGTTACTGAACCAATGTACCCTGTAAATGATGCTGAAAATAATACTAGATATGCAAAGTACAAAGCTTTAGCTGATCAAGAAAATGATGTTATATTTGGTGGCAGACTAGCAGAATACAAATATTATGACATGCACCAAGTAATCGCTTCTGCTCTTGAAGCTGTAAAGAAAGAAATAGAAAACAACGTTTCTAAATATTTATAAGCAATAAACAATAATGTCTACATTTAACGTAACAAACAGTGGTTCGGTAGCTTATATAATAGACGGACAATCAAATCCAACATTAAGTATAACTGAAGGCCAAACTTATACGTTTAGTATAACTGCGTCTGGACATCCATTCTGGATTCAAACCACCTCTGGTGCATATAGTTCGGGTAATGTATATAGTAGTGGTGTTACTAATAATGGAACCGCTAATGGAACAATAACATTTATAGTTCCATATGATGCACCTTCAACTCTTTATTACGTTTGTCAGTACCATTCTGGTATGGCAGGTACAATTAGTGTAACAGATGTGCCAGAACCAACAGCCACACCAACACCAACTCCAACTCCTACAGCTACACCAACGTCTAGTCCAACACCAACACCAACAGCTAGTCCAACCCCCACACCTACAGTAACACCAACACCAACTCCTCTACCTCCCTCAACAGGGTCAGTACCTTTTAGTTTAGGTTTAACAGCAGAGACTACGATTTATCAAAATGAGGTAAAGTGTAGGATTTCTGAAAATGATTTTAATTATTCGCAGAATCCGACTGTATTTAAGTACAAAACAGCAGTTACAGGTTCTACAGCTCAGCCTTTTTATGCACCTAGTGGAAGTCAAGCAAGTTGGGGTGTCGTTGTAGATGGCACATTAGCCGATAATGTAACTGGCTCTTCATTCAATCCTTACGCAACCACCATAGGTCTTTACAACGATTCAGGTCAATTATTAGTAGTTGGCAAATTAGGAACCCCTTACCCAATTCCAGAAAACACTGATATGACTTTCATTGTAAGATGGGATAGCTAAAATAGTTTTATGTCACAAACATGGTTTACATATGAAAACGGAAACATTGTTGAATACGACTCAGTGTTTAAATTTCCTGAGAATTGCGTAGGATTCGTCTACAAAATCACAAATATTCAAACTGGTAAGTTTTATATAGGGAGAAAAAGCCTGTATTCAAATACCAAAAAGAAGCTTACTAGAGCTGAATTAGCCGAGCTATTAGGACCTGGTAGAAAACCTTCTTCTAAAATTGTAACGAAAGAATCCAATTGGCAAGACTATTGGGGTTCAAATAAGCTGCTTATAGAGGAAATTAAACAAGGAGGAGCTGCTCCTTTTAGAAAAGAAATACTAAAATTCTGCTTCAATAAGAAGCAATTGACCTACTGGGAACTACACTTTCAGTGTGTAAACGAAGTACTGGTGTCAGACAAATCTTATAACGATAACATATTAGCCAAGTTTTTTAGACGAGACTTAGAATAATTTTTGTAAATTATTTATAAAGCAGGTTATAAATGGATAATTCAAGGCTCGTATTGGGCTTATTACAAAATATTCTTGGCAGATCTAAGCCATCTACTAAAGGCAATCACGCCTTTCATTGTCCTTTTTGCAAGCATCACAAGCCAAAGTTAGAAGTAGATCCTAAAGCAGGAGTTTGGCATTGCTGGACTTGTAACGAAAAAGGTAGAACTCCTACTTCAATATTAAGAAAATTACATGCTGGTGCTGATGCCATTAAAGAAATGCAAAGCTACTTTCCAGATGGAAAGGGTAATATAGATGAAAAAACTTACGTAAAAGTTGAGCTACCACGAGAATATAAACCTCTTTCAACAACACTAAGTAGCTTAACTTATAGACAAGCTAAGTCTTATGTTATTAAAAGAGGTATTACAGAGCAAGATATTGTAAAATATAGCATTGGATACTGTGAAGTAGGTAAGTATAGAAACTCGATTATAGTTCCTTCTCACGATAGAAACGGTAGCCTTAACTATTTCATTTCCAGATCTTTTGAAAAAGATCCAGGTCGTAAGTATAATGCTCCATCCTGCAATAAAAACGAACTTATTGGACTTGAGTATTTTATTAACTGGAAAGTTCCAGTCATACTTTGCGAAGGTATTTTCGATGCTATTGCAATAAAAAGAAATGCGATTCCTTTATTTGGTAAGACTATTCCAAAGTCTCTAATGCTTAAGTTGGTAGAAAGCGATGTTAAAACGGTTTATCTAGCGCTTGACAAGGATGCTTTGAAGGAAGCAATCAAGTACGCCCAACAACTTTTAAACCTCGGTAAAGACGTTTATTTGATTGAATTACAAGGAAAAGATCCTTCTGATTTAGGATTTGAAGAAGTAACAAAATATTTACATACTGCTAAACAATTAACTTTTAGCGACTTATTAATAAAAAAAATGCAATTATGCTGATAGAACAACGAAGTCAAGAATGGTTTGAAATGAGAAGAGGTAAGATAACTAGCTCTGAAATACACAAAATTATGGGTGGTAAGGGTGAATCTCTTTCCGAAACTGCTAAAACCTACCTACTTGAGAAGGCTTGTGAGTTCTATGGTGGTCATGGAAACCCAGCAACTGGTGCAGCAGTAGAGTGGGGAATGGATTTAGAAGACCAAGCCATAGAAGTTTACGAAGACAAGACAAAAAACAAAGTAGAAAAGTGTTCTTTCATACCTATAAACGAATCTTATGGAGGCTCTCCTGATGGAAAAGTTAAGAAAGATGGAGGAATTGAAGTAAAATGCCCATACAATTCCGTAAATCACTTCAAACACGGTCTAATTAAGACCCAAGAAGACTTTAAGAAGGTAGCACCAAACTACTATTACCAATGTGTTTCACATATGATCGCTTTGGATGCAAAATGGTGTGACTTTATTAGCTACGACCCACGTGTAAACGAAGATTAT